CCTTAACCTTGGATTAGGCACTCCCGCAATCACTATGTCCAGTGGCACGATTGCCCTTACCGGCGACAATACGAGCCTATCTGGCCTCCCAGTGTGGGACACAACTGACCCTGTTACATTCGTTGGGAGTGGGACCATATCCTGCACGTCTTCGAATGCTAAATTCATCGGGCCAGCAGGACGTACGCTGCCGACCATAAATCAAGGTGGAACGGGTACGCTAACATTAGAGGATGACGGGACCGGCACAGGCTACGTGCTTGATGATCTTACATCAACGGCAACGTCTGCTACCGTCATTCAGTTGCAGCAGCTTGCCACGACGACATTCACCAATTTCACGTTGTCTGGGACATCGACCGCCCAAGTCACCTTGAGGTCGAATGGTTCTGGCACCCGTGCCACAATATCCAAGGCATCTGGCACCGTAAGCACCTCATACCTGACGATCCAAGACATCGCAGCAACCGGCGGCGCAACGTGGAACGCATTCGAAGGTACACCTTATTTCAACGTAAACGACGGCAACAACACTGGGTGGAATTTCAGCGCAGGGCCAGTCACAAACACAGGTGCATTCTTCAGTATTTTGTGAAAGGGAAAAAAATGAAAATAGCAGTCTACGCCATCTCCAAGAACGAGGAGATGTTCGTTGAGCGTTTCTGCAACTCCGCCAAGGATGCAGACCTGATCCTGATTGCAGACACCGGATCGACAGACCGCACAACCAGCTTGGCTGAACAATGCGGCGCTCAGATCCATGAGATCTCCATCACCCCTTGGCGGTTCGATGATGCGAGAAATGCTGCTCTTGCTCTTATTCCACCGGATATCGACGTCTGTGTCAGTTTAGATCTGGATGAAGAACTCCAACCTGGCTGGCGTGAAGAGATCGAGCGTGTCTGGACTGAGGGTACAACACGACTGCGCTACGGCTTCGATTGGGGCGCAGGAATCGTCTTCAAATACGAAAAGATCCATGCACGGCGCGGTTATCGCTGGACGCATCCATGCCATGAGTATCCTGTTCCGTATCTGATCGAAGAGAAATACGCTGACACCGATATGCTCATGGTGATCCACAAACCGGATAACACCAAGAGTCGCGGCCAATATCTCCCGTTGCTGGAGATGTCAGTTAAGGAAGATCCATATGATCCACGAAACGCATTCTATTACGCAAGAGAACTCTCATTCCATGCTCAATGGCAAAGGGCTATACAGGAATGTCAGCGATACCTTGCACTGCCAGGTGCAAATTGGCCCAATGAGCGATGCTATGCGTACAGGGTCATGTCACGTTGCTATTCTGAGCTTGGCGACTGGGACAACGCTATCCGGTGCGCTCGGCTTGGCGTAATCGAGGCTCCGTACACCAGAGAACCTTGGTGTGAGATTGCTAAGTTGGCATATCAGCGCCACCAATGGGCAGAGTGCTACGGGGCTGCGATGTCGGCTCTGGCGATCACCGATAGAGAGTTTGTCTACACCGTTGATCCAGAGGTCTGGGGTGCTTTGCCATATGACTATGCCAGCATTGCAGCATGGAACCTCGGCATGAAAGAAGTGGCTATTATTCAGGCTGAAAATGCAGTATTGAAAGATCCAGAGAGTGAGCGTTTGCGTTCCAATCTGGAGTTCATGAAAAATGCCATCGATTGATGTGTCCACGGTTATCACCGTTCTTGCATTCATTGGTGGCCTGATCGGCATCTGGGTTCAATTGAACAATCGCATTGCGATCCTTGAGACTAAGCTCGGATTCGGTGACGAAAAGTTCGTTGCAATCGACAAGAAATTTGATGAGGTGATGATCCATCTTCGCCGGATCGAGGACAAACTAGACAATAAGGCTGACAGATGAGCTTTTTGGACGATTTCGAGAGCAAGGCAGAAGGCGTTAACGACACTATTGAGTTCGTTATCCGTGTGGCGATTGTCACATTGTCGGCTGTGATCCTTGTGGTGGTTATGGCCTTGGCTGTTGGCCTGTTTGTGCCGAATGATGTGGTGGACAGCACCGCTATTCTGGCAACGATTGATCCGGCTTTTCAGACTGTTATCGGTGCATTTGTCGGTCTGCTTGGTGGTCTGAGCCTGAACGCTAATGCGCGTGACAAGGAAGAGCCGCTGGAACTGGATACACCGGAACCAGAGCCTGTGGCTCCTGCACCTGCTCCAGAACCTGTTGCTGCTCCGGTTGTCGCTGAAATCGAAGATGACGACGACGACATGGCCCCTTGGGAAAAGTACCGCAACGACCTGCGCTATGACGCAAACGGCGACGGTGTGGTTGATGAAGAAGACTTCCCTGACTGGCGTAATCCGGCGGCATAAATGGCTGGGGATCTCTCAACCGTTGAACTCATCGGTCAACTCTGGCCGATTGTTCTCGCATTCATTTCTCTGACGATCATCCTCGCCAAGATGGATGTGCGCCTTGGTGTGGTCGAGGAAAAGATCAAGACGCTCTTTGAGCTATGGAACAAAGGACAGGACAGATGAGCCTGATTAATCTCCAGAAGAAGATTGGAGTGTCCGCTGATGGTGCGTTTGGTCCAGGGACGTTTAAACGGGCTGCTGCTTTCTATAAGCTATCACCAAATCGCGCTGCGCATTTTTTTGCTCAAACGGCTCATGAAAGCGGCGGCTTCAAGGCGTTCTCAGAGAACCTGAATTACAGCGCAAAGGGTCTGCGTCAGATCTTTGGCAAGTATTTCAAGACGGATATGGAAGCGCAGATGTATGCGCGTCAGCCGGAGCGTATCGCCAATCGTGTTTATGCCAACCGGATGGGCAATGGGGACGCAGCCAGTGGTGACGGGTGGAAATATCGCGGACGCGGTGCGCTTCAGCTAACCGGCAAGGAAAACTATGAAGCCTTTGCAAGCTACATCAGTCGTCCCGACGTGATGTCCAACCCTGATCTGGTTTCTGGCGAACTCTGCTTTGAGAGCGCACTTTGGTTCTTCGACAAGAACAAGCTGTGGTCGATCTGCGACAAGGGTGTCAATGATGCAGCCATCCTTGCGCTAACAAAGCGCATCAACGGAGGAACCCACGGTCTTGATGACCGTAAGGCAAAGACCAAGAAGTACGCAACGTGGGCCTGATCCCAAATCCATTGGTGATATATGTGGTGGCAGGCTCTCTTGTTGTTGGCGCAGCCGCCGGATACAAGGTCCGCGACTGGCAGTGTGATGCAGCGTATGCAAAGGCTCTGGAAAAGGCTGAAAAGCAACGCGCAGAAATGCAAAAGGCGGTAGATGATGTCTCTCTGGTTTATGAAGTCGAGCGGGATAAAGCCGATATCGTGGCAACCGAACGGACCAACACGATTCGTGAAATATACAAAACGGCTCCTGCAATTCCTGCTGATTGTTCTCCTCCTGATGGTGTTAGCGGGTTGCTCGAAAGCGGTATCCGTGACGCCAATGCCGCAGCTTCCGGCAAACCTGGCGGGGAACTGTCCGCTGCTTCCAAATCCACCGGCACTGCTGACTGATCCAGATCGAGCGGTCTGGGAGGCTGATCTCATCGCTAAATATTCTGATTGCAGTGTCAAGCACCGCCTGACAGTTGAAGCATGGAAACGGGCTTTAGAGTCCAAATAAGGAAGATCAATTATGCCAGCAGCGACATTCACGGATGAGGAATTCATCTCAGCATGGGGGCGTGGCGGAGGGAGTCCTATTAAGGTTGCCGCTATTCTCGGCATTAAAGAGCGCGGAGTTTATTCCCGACGGGAGAGATTGGCACAGCGCGGTATTGTTCTCAAGAGTGTTCCATCGGATGGTAAGCCGACCAAATGGGTTTCTGACGATGCAGGACGCGCATACAAGCGGCAGATCGACCTGAACATCGACACCGGCACGGTAATTGCGTTCTCGGACGCCCATTGGTGGCCTAATCAACCCAAAACAATCGCTAACGAGGCGTTATTGCTGCTGATCGAGGATCTGAAGCCAAGGGTTGTTTTCGCCAATGGAGATCTCTTCGACGGCGCAAGAGTCAGCCGTCACGCTCCGCTTGGCTGGTCTGAACTACCGACAGTGCGTGAAGAATTAGAGACTTGTCAGGACCGGCTGGAGGAGATCGAGCAACGTCTTCCAAGGGGATGCCATAAGGTCTGGAACGTCGGCAATCATGATGCTCGGTTTGATCGTGCGCTTTGCACAAATGCCAGTGAGTATGATGGTGTGGTGCAGCGTCTGGAGGAGAAGTTCTCTCGCTGGGACTTTGCATGGTCAACGATGATAAATGATAATGTGATGATCAAGCATCGCTATCATAACGGAATCCATGCCACGTACAACAACACCCTTAAATCAGGCCGTAGCATCGTCACAGGGCATCTCCATCGCTTGGCGGTAACACCGTGGGCTGATTACAACGGACGGCGCTACGGGGTCGATACAGGGACATTGTCAGATCCACACTCAGCACAGTTCGATTATGCAGAAAATAACCCGTCCCCTCACACCAGCGGCTTTGCAGTGCTGACGTTTAAGGACGGGTTGATGCTTCCACCGGAATTGGTAGAAGTTATCGGATCAAAGGCTTTCTTTAGGGGGCAGACGGTCTATGAGGAGTCGGTCTGCGACTAAGATAGCATAGCCTGCGATGTCCCTCCATGAATCTTCGTAAGTGACATCACCGTTGACGACACGCGCCAGTTTGTTGGAGATCATGGAGAGAGCTTCTAGCTGGTCATATTCAAGTTCATAGAATGATGCTCCAGTGCGGAGATTGTCCATGATGTTCTGGCTGATCTGGGCCACATCGCGGAAGTCTCCGTAGCGCAATTCTCGCTGTTTGAGGATTTCGTTAATTTCCATTGCTCATTTCCTTCATATAATAATAGATCGTGGTGTGATCTCGGTTGAAAATCTTGGCGATCCTATGGCCGTTCATGCCTCGGATCTTCATCATGTCTGATATCACAAAACGGAAATCCCTAGCCTGTGGCTTGGTCAGTCTCTTGGCCTCGCGAATGGCTTCGAACTCCATCCCGTAGCGGTTGAGAATCTCGGTCCCGCACTTGATATCAAATCCGGTCAGTCTGTACTCCGGCTTGCTCCAATAGGCCGTCTTTATCATGCCTCTTTGCACGGATTAAAAGCTCCTCAGATGTTAGCATATTGTTTCCAACCCTCCAGTGATTTCCGCACTGGTGGTATTCTCCTTTGCTGTTGCACGGTGAGACAATGAACCGTTGACGGCGCAGGATGTTGGCGGCGACACTGTAGATGTCGTTAGGATTGGGCCTCATGCGCTCTTGGCGCTCCTTGGCCTTTTTGAGCCGCACAGCCATTCTCTTGTGGCGCTCATCATATACCTTGTGATGGACACCGGACTTATCGCACCATGATTTAATCGTGGTGGTGGATACTCCGTAGTGCTGTGCAGCCTCGGATCTCAGCAGACTTGGAACAACCTGGGCGAAGTCCTTTGGAATGTAATCCTCTGGCTTTTTCGGGCCTTTGGACAATCCAAGAGCTTTGCGCCATTGGTGATAGTGGTGTGTTCCGGTGCCTGGGTACAGTAACACAAGTTCCTTATTCGGAAGATGCGCCTTACTGGCAAAATCCACCGGCATATCCGGCTTCTTGGTCCTAGTCGGCTTGCTTCCGGTTTCATCGCTCCATCGGCGGATCGTGTTAACACCGACGACATAGTGAAAAGTGATCTGCTCTAGGGTCATCTCCTTACACTTCTGGATAAAATCATCCGGTGCAGGGCGCTTGCGATATTCCATTAGCTGCTCTTTTCCATGTAATAGAGTGCCACTCCGGCCTCCTCCAGCATCTGGGTCGAGATGTCGAAATGCTCCGGCGGCATAGATGTAACGCCATCTCCGACGATCACACGGGACACTCCGGCGTTAATAAGCATTCTGGCGCATCCACCGCAGCAGAGATGGGTCACGAACACCGTTGATCCCTGAAGCACCTGTCGAGCAGCGTGAGCCACAAGGTTCTCTTCTGCATGAGCCACCCAGATGTACTTGTTAGGCCGCTCCATGCGCTCTGGGAGATCTGCAACCCCTCTAGGGATGCCGTTGTAGCCGGTTTCTAGAATCCGGTTGTGCTGGTCCACAGCAACAGCTCCAACCTGTGTTGCGTCTTTCGACCAGGTTGAAACGTGCTTTGCGAGTTCCATGAACCGAACCCACCATTTGCCTGTATTGTCTTCCATTGGTTCCCTTTCAGGCCGCGTCAAAATGGCACGTACATTTCATACTTGTTGCATCCGTTTTTCCAAGAGGAAAAAGGAATCTCAGCACCCCAGAAGGCGCACTTACCGTGGTCGAAGAACTCGCAGTCAGTGCAGATGACAACGGGATTCTCGGTCCCCATTACCTCGGCAACCTGTTTAAAGGTTTCGTAAAGGGCTTTGCGGTCCATTAGTCTCAGCATGATTATCCAATCACCTCCGCTCCAGGAAACAACGCCATAATCTGGTTCACCATGTCATACTTACCGGCGACGGCCAACGGATTGGCGACAATCTCACGGCTCTTTTTTCCATTAGGGCCATTGGTCACTTTCTCACCTTCGATGATCCATGTGACATTCAATCCATCCTCCGACGGCTCCATAGCCCACGGCACAAGATCTGGATGCAGGACATGATCGTCACATCCGTTAATCTGGTGATCCTCAGACGGAATGGTAGAATTCCAGCGAGAACAATGCCATGTGCCATCTCTCACAGCCGTAGAGTGAGCGCAGGTCCGACAGTTAACATTCTTAGCCAACCGGCTCTCATGGCAGAACGCATGAGCGTCACAGAACTTGCACTGATACCATGTGGGATCTGAACTAATCGGCTCCGGCATACGATCCGCTGCGATCAGCCTCTGGGCCTTTTCGATCAGCTTCTGACCTGAATCATAATTGAAGTTCACGATCTCAGTATAGAGCCGATCATCGTTCTTACAGACTGCCAGATAGACCGCTTGCTTGATCCCTGTGGCGAACATATAGACTTGCATCTGGGCGTAATGCTGCGGCTTGGCTTTCGCGACACCGTTTTTGACGACATCATCAAATGATTTCGTTGAGTGTGTTTTGATCTCCAAGAGATGCTGATTGAGTTCATTGCCTGGTACACCTGATTTGATGATGCCGTCCATTGATCCGCCGAAATGGCCGTCTTTAATGTTGAACTGACGTCCGCTTGATGGGTCGGCGTCGAACACTGTCATTCCGGCTTTGCGGAGATCTTTGACGACTTGGTCTTCCTCCAAATGTCCTCGACGGAACAAGCGCCGCATACGTCCATCGAACTCGGATGTGATAGCCCATCGGAATGATAGCCATATCCAGCGATCACAATAGTGACCTATGACGGATGCCCCTAAGTGTCCTCTGGGCTTTTCCTCTACGTCAGCTAGACCGGCGTAGATGGCGTTGGTTAGGGCTTCACTCATTTCATGTCTTCTTCCGCAAATTGGCACAAGAAATCACACGCTGGCGCAATCGGATCTGTGGTCGGATGATCAAGAGGAATCTCATCAATGAATGACCTCTCACCCTTCAAGCGTGTAAGCCTGGCACCAAGTTCGCGTGATAAAACGGACATTCTTTCAAACTCAGTCGGAAATTGCTTTCGAACCAAGGCCCAGTATGATGCACTGGTAGCCTTGACGCACGGAATGCAGTTGTTGTTCTGAAATCCAAATCCGTACATTACAGGAGCTTCAATGCCAGCATTTATAACGATTGCTAAACACGCTCTTTTGTCCAATTTTGCGTCAATCAATGGATGACGCTGCTTCATGTCTGGATATGTCTCCAGCATACGCTTGGCTCGATTGATATCTGATTTATCGTTCGTATAACCAAACACATGAGTATCGCTTGGAAGTTGAAAATTCATCCTTGGGATAAACTTCAATTCACTGGTGCAAGGCGCTCCGCTAATACCGGCAAGATACCTGCGCTTTTCCCATACGTCCCATGTGGAGTCATACTGCTCAGATTTGATTCGTGTAACTTCCTTTCCAAACCATTTTTCACAGTCCTTCATGAACCGCTCATTGTCTGGATGCTCTGCTCCAGTTTCACAATATGCGATGACAGCATCTGGTATGCTTTTAAGGACTAACTTGGTTGCTACTGCACTGGCGGCTCCGCAAGAAAACCAGCATATGGTTCTGCTCATGATCTATTTTCCCATTTCGCATAAATTCGTTCCAATGGACGGCGGACATCAACTGAGTGAGCATTCATTTTCATGCCAACCCATCTGGCAATAGCCTCACCTCGGATAAGCTCTTCAGGAAGTTCGCTGTGATCCAGTTCAGATAGAATCTCTTTCAATTCTGACTGTACATCCTCCGCGCTTGTTCCGTCATCCTTGCACCATACAGTGATCTCCCATGTGTGGCCGTGGACACCATAGCCGTGTCCCTTGTGGGCCGCGCATAAAATAGCAGATGCTCCGGTAAGAGTAAGGGACTTCTTAACCTTTTCATTCCTGTATAAATTGTACCGGCATAAAGCGGATTTGATGGTGCTTTTTGATATCCCTAACTTCTCGGCGCATTGGGTTCTGCTTAAACCGCTTTTGTATAAGATTTTCAGTTCAGCAATCTCTTTCGTAGTCCACTGGCGCTTCATGATACCAACTCCAACTGCTGTGGCCTGGATGTGTATTTCATCGGACATTGAGCAGCATCCCAGCGTTCTGCACGGGACTTTGGCCGTCCATCACAATGATGGTTTCTGGCAATGTCAGTGCTATCGACTGAGGCAAACGGCCAACGCTGGCGGCTCATCTGCATTCCACGCAGCATATGAATATTTGGCGTTCTGGAATGACGCAGCGAGATTTGCTCCCATGCGTCATCCATACGAGCTTCCCACCTTGCGGTTAGAAGTTGCGCGTATTCGCCAGACGATCCCATGCAGACACGGGGCCATTCATCACACAAACGCAGCAATCGACTAATCGGTTCATCCATATGCCACACAGGCGCTCCACGATCTCCATGAGGCCATTGTGTGATCAGATCATCCTGCGGATCTGAACCGGCATTGATAACGTCAGGAATTACCGCCCATGTTGTTGGACAATCCAACCAGATGTCGCACCAATCGTAGTACTTTACCCAGTTAGTGGGCTTGCCTTGCTTCCACGCGGTAAATGCCCCGTTGTCGAGCATGACAGACTGACCCATTTCATGGCACAGTTTAACCTGTTGTGGAGCTGCGTGAGATACGCAAAAATGGCGACCAGATAATTCCAGCATTACTGATGTCGGCGTAATTGGTGTTCCGTGATAATGGATTGTCATATCGCCTCTCCGATATAGTCCAACACCCGTTTTACCGCTTTTATGTCTTTTTTATACATCTTCATGTCGTCAGGATGGACATACTCGCGGGCAAGGTTCGCCTCTAATACTTTAAGTGAGTCCTTCAACCATGCGCGGACAAGCGCGTCCAGACCTACTGGGTCGATCTCAATCATCATTTCAAATGCTCATTTGCTGCTAGGGCTGCGCGGGCTTTCGCAAGCACGGCGTTGCGCCATTTATTTGTGGTTCCCAATTTGTGCAAAAATACAGTGTTGCAACTTTCAATCACTTCCGCAGTGTCACGCAACGCCTCACGCAGCCGCTCAATCTCATCGCCGCGCAGATACCATTCGCGCTCAAAGTGTTCAGCCTGAGCGTTCGCCTTGGTGAGGCAACCCGTCAGCCGCTCAATCTCTGCCGCTTGGGCTTCGCAGTTGGGGCAGTGCTGGCTCATGCTGTCGCTCATTGCCCAAACCCCTCTTCCCAAAGTTCGATGGCGCGGACGGCCTTCATATGTCCCAAAGCATCATGCTCACCAAATGCCTCCCGCGCACACAGCAGCTTGCGATCAACTGGCGGCTGTTCGTGCTTGGCGATCATGTCGCACAGTGCGCGGTACAGGTCGTCGTCATCGCCTTCGCAATACTGCTCCCGCAACTGCTGAATGCTGTGGTCTCTCCAGTGGTAGCCGCCACGGTTCGCGGCTTCGATCAGCACCCAATCTTCTGGTGTTTTTTGGTCTATCATGACACTTCCTTCCCATTTCGATAACGATACTTAGCCATGCCATCATCTGGAAACCTGGTGTCAACCAAGCGCCACTGGCGGCTGTCAAACTTACTCAAAGCCGTGACTGCATGATGTGCGTGAATCGCATACTGGAAACGTGCAACTTCATCGTCTTCGCAGTAGATTATAACTCTGTGGTTCATTTGAACACCTTCCGGCTGCGCTTCAAATCTTCGCGCATCAAGGCCATCTGGCACTGATCACGCAAACCATCACGGCGAAGACCGAAGATGCGCTTTTCACTGGCGTACTGTTGCACGACCATATCGATCTGAGATTCGACCTGTTTGAACTCCGCCTTCATCCGGTCATGGATGCCAAAGAGCTTGGTGGCTTGTTTAATGAGTTCTATTTCTCGTTCTGTGTTCACTGGATTTTCCCTTTCCAGA